TCCCGAATAATTTCAAAATATACAAACCCCTCTTGGCACTCCTGCCCTACTACGAACCACTGATCGGCGCAGCAAAAACCCTCCGGCTCGCCGCCTGGATGCCAAACGCCGCCGCAGCATTCGCCCTCGTCGCAGCGGCACTCTCCTCCGCAGCAGGTGCCGCCGCGCACGCACTCGCACCAAAACTTGCCGGTGGCGACCAAGAGGCCGTTGAACACAGCAAGAGCGCCGTCGATCAAGAGCATGACGTTGACGTTGTGAGGGAGATGGTAAGGGAGGCGGTATCGCCGGGGTACGGAGCCCAAATGCGCTTGCGGCCGAACTCAAGGGCGGCAGTAGTGAGCGAAACAGTAGTCACGACAGCGGTTTCGTGGTGCTCGACGTTGACCAAGTGCCAAGCTCCAGCGACCTTGCCTATGTACGCGACCTGCGGTCGGCAGGCGTCTCCGATCGTGTAAAGATGGTTCATGGCTACGGCAGTGTCGCCGGCCGTAATCGTCGCGACGTTGAACCCTCCTGTGCCTGCCGCCGTGCCGACTGTCGCGAACGTCACCGTTGCTTCGGAGTTTATATTCCACGATCCGGTGAATGTGCAGACGCGGAAGAAAGTTGCTCGCTGCTGTGGCATATCCTCGAATCGCGGCTCTAGCCTTATTGGAGTACCTGGGGACACCCTGTTTCGACGCTCGTCGACAAGCAGGCGAATCTCTCCTCGCAGGTTCTCGCCGATCAGATATCCGCTCATCTGAACCTCAAGCCAAGCGTTGACATATCAAATTCTTCGTACAGGCTATACCGCCTGAGAAGCACCGGCGGATTGGCGTCTGGGTCTCTGGGCGTTCCGTTTTCGTTGAGTGGGACGGGCATGGCAGACGGGCGCTGCGCGGCCCTTGTTCCATTTTCGGTCGGCACTGAAATCAAGACATTCGCGCGCACCTTTTTGTTCGCGAGCGTTGGCTCGATTGCAGGGTTGGGCCAGTTCTTGATTGCGCCTGTGAGCTCGTTTTCCAGCACCAGATGGCACGCGCCTTTGTCTACGTCCGCGCCAAAGCTGTTGCGGATGTTGTAGCCACTGAGCGGCATGGCGATGTCCCAGCCAAGATACTCCTTCAGGTAGTTGTTGAAGTTCGGCTTGTACGAAAACTCGAAAGTCCCGAGCCAGCCTCTCCACTTCTTGTTTCCGAACGTCTCTGCGTGCGGCCTGAAAGACACGCTCCTGAACAGTACGCTTCTCGGGAAGAGATTCAGCGACCCGAGCCGTCCTTGGTTGGAGTTGACCTTGCCAACTGCCTCCGAGAAAACAGTCTGGTCTCCAGCGCAATACTGCTCGACGCTGATGTTTACTATTGGCTGAAGTATTGTCAGCCCATCCACCATGTCTCCGGCCGGATTGAACGCCGGCACAGCTTGCCCGTTGTTGTTGCCCCAGCGCGGCACCCACCACCACGACGGAACCTCGATAGTAGACGTTGTCGTAGACCAGTTTGCTGGCCGAAGGTCCGGAGGCTGCTGGCCTGGGTCTGGGTTCTGATCGTTGGCGCCGCCCTGCTCAAGTGCCAGCTTGTCGAGCGGCTGGTATGTTGCTGTAACCGTGTACGCCAGCCGGCTATCGCCGTCTGGCGCGGCCGCAACAGTCGCGCAGGACGCGAAGTTGTCCCACGGGTACGGGGAGCCGACGCCAAGGAACTGCGGATCTACGCTCGTGATGGCGCCGATCCAGTCAATCTCCTGAACGTCGTTGGGCTCGTACAGGAGAACCTTGAATACGCGGGTGTATTCCACGCCTCCGCCCTGCTTGGACAGGGTAGCGCCGGAGCCTTGTGAGATTTCTTTTACTAGCTTTGGTGTTGCCATGCTTACAACTCCACAACGACTCTGGTCGACGCGAAAATTGCCTTCTCGATCGCCTCAAGCAGCGACGACTGCTTTCGCATCTCCGACAAGTTGACGTCCTTCGCTGGATCGTCTCCGCGGAGCAGCCTGTTCAGCTCCTTCGCTCCTTCTGCCGTTCCGGCGTCTGTCACGCTGAGAGCTGCCCGCGACGGCCCTCCGAGCCTGGCCGACATGACTTCTTCCGCAAATCCGGCGAGCATCGGCGCTGCACCGATAGCCATGTTGTTTGCAGCGTCTTGAACGCTCTTGTCGACTACTCTCTTGTTGGCTCCTTCGGCCCTCATCTCCTTCACTGCGTTCCCGATGTCGCCGGCGTCTGCAGCCAGCCGCTCCATGTCGCGCTGGCGCTGCGTCTTCATCAACTCGCGGCCGCGGTCCGCGGAGTCCATTTTTGCTCGCTCCGCGTCTGCAGCGTCGGCCCGCTTGCGCTCTCTTTGGACGTCCGGCCGGCTCTCGAACTCGCGCTGCTGCTCCCTTCGCAGCCTTGCGGCCTCGGCGCGGGCCGCCTCTCGCGTGGCTTCGCTTTCGTTCTTGTTGTTTGCTGTCTCCTCGAGCTGCCGAATCTTTTCTGCCCTGGCCGCGGCCGCCGGATTTGCGCCTGCTGCCATCTCCTGCTCGAACTTGACCCGCTCCTTCGCGATGGCTTCGTCGGCCCTCGCCCTCTCGTCCTCCGCCTTCCTTGCGGCCTTTTCCCTGCGGGCCTGCTGATCCCTGGCTTCCTTTGCCTGCGGAGAGCCGGCGCCGAACACGGCCTCGGCTTCGTTGGCCCTGCGGCGAGCCGACTCCGCGGCGCTCTGGGACTCCGACTCGACCGTCTTCTGCAGGTTGAGTGCCGCGCTGTTGGCGGCCTCCTGAAACGCCGCAACAGCGATGGCGGCGGCGTTGAGCTGCTCTGTCATCGCCTCCATCGCGTAGATTTGGCCCTGCACGATGGCGGCCCCGTCTTCGTCCCCCGCCGCGGACAGCGAGTCCCGCTTCTGCTGGAGCGACTGACGCTTAACTTCAAGCTCCGTCAGGCGGCCCTGCACGGCGGACGCGAATACGCCAGCTCTCTCGAGCTCTCCGCGGGCTGCGGCGCCCTGCGCCTCGAACCCGGACCCTGTTGCCTTTGCCTTCTCGACGGTCCTGGCAACGAACTGGACTCGCTGCTCTTCAATCTCCTTGGCGAGGCTCTCGAGGCTTTTCTTCAGTACGTCAGGAATCTCGACGCCAGCAGACACAGCGTCTTCTACTCTGCGGCGGGCTTCTTCTAGCCTCTTCTGGAGGCGCCCGGCCGCCTGCCCATAGCCAGGCTCGATCCCGCTCGCCATCCGCGCGTTGTCACCAAGGATCCCCCTGCTGGCCTCCATTACGCGCAGCGGACGTTCGTTAGCGAGCCTGACGCGCTCTATCTCTGACTGACGCTTGGCGTCACGCTCGTCGGCTCGCCTGCGGGCGGCCTGTACGTCTGCACGCGACTCAAAGCTCCTGTCGAGCTCTGCCTGTGCTCTGTCTGCCTTGGCTTTCCCTGCGAGCTGCTCGCCGGCCGTGGCGGCCTTGTTGTTCTGCTCGAGGCGCCCCTCCCTGACGTCCCTTGCGAGCCTGCTTCTGCGCGGGTCGGACTCGGCCTCGAAGGCGAGCCTGGCCCTACCCAGGTCGGCCTCGAGCTGCCTCTGAGAATCCTCCTCATCGCGGAGTCGGCGTTCTGCGGCCGTCCGGTCCGCTGCAGCGGAGCCGGCCATGAGCGGGTCGCCGGCGAGCCTGTTCGCCCGGCGGCGCAGCCGATCTGCATCAGACGCGGCCTCGCCGACGAGTGTTCTCTGAAGTCCGAGCGCCGCCCTCTCGACGGCCTGCTGAAACGCGGCGACAGCGATAGCTGCCTCGCCCATAGCGCCAGCAGCGTCGCGGATCTTTGCGATCTCCTTGTCGATGTCCGCCACGGCTGCCGTGTTGCCGGCAGCCTCGGCGCGGCTCCTTCTCGACTGAAGCTCCTGAAGGTCGGCGATGGCTCTCGCGATGTTCGTGCCGGCAGCCGTCGGCCCCTGCACCTGGCCCGCGATCTCCGCGGCGGTAGACAGCCTTGATGCCGTGGAGACGACAGAGCCGAGAGCGACGTTGCGCGCCACCGTGTCTGCGTTACGGTAGAGGGCCTCGAGGGCGGCGGACGCGGCATCTGCGCTTCTCCGCAGGTCGTCGATGTTTGCGGTCGGGTCTTCGGTGAGTCGCTTCTCTATGTCTGCGATCGCTGTGGCGAGGGCCGCGGCAGGTGCCTTGAACTGCTCTTCAAGCCTCCCCTGAATGTCCGCGTCCAGTCTGAGGTTCGCCAAGTCCTTGAATGCGTTCTGGATATCCTGCTTCGCGGCCTCGCCTCGGTCGAAGAACTCCGCGGCGATGTTGTCGGCGCCTTCTTTGATGACGCTTTCCAGCCGCGCCAGCTCTGCGTCAAGCTCCGCAATGACTCGCTCTGTTCTGCTAAATGCGTCTACTTGAGATATTGAGCCATCGAGGCTTACCTTTGAGAGCGCCTGCTCGAAGCTGTCGGGCAGTATCGAAGCCAGGGTTGGGACGAACAGTTGCGAGTTGCGCTGGGTTTCGTTTAGCTCCTTGAGCCTCGCGCGGATTTGGTCGGCGGCTGCCCTGGGGTCTGCAGGTGGCGAAAAGCGATCCCTCGACAGCTCTTCAAGCCTTCTGTTCTCCCTCTCGTTCCTGGGCCTTGACCTGAGGCTGTTGATCTCCAGCTCCCTGGACGACTCAATCAGAGGGCGAAGCCTGTCCGAGACAAGGCGGTCGAATGGAATGGGCCGGAGAGACTCCTCGGCGGCAGCCCTTTCTTTTCTTCGCGCGTCCTCGAGCTCTGCGCGAATCCGCACTCGCTCGCCGGGGTTGCTCGTTGCCTCCAGCTTGTCTTCGAGGGCCTTGCGTCGGCCGGCCGCCTCGATGACCCGAGGGTCTCGCGACTTGATGTCAGACTCTCTGATCTGCTTCTGCTCTTCGCGAAGCTGATTCAGCCGCTCTCGTATGGCCTGCCTCGGCCCAGTGGTAGTTGCTCCGGCAATCGCCTTGGCGAGATCCTGAAATGCCTTCGTGTTCTGCTCTGCGAGGTTTCGAGACTTTGACAGCTCGTCGTTGAGAAACTTCAGCCCGCCCTCGGCCTCCTTGGACGCTTTTCCGAGGCCGCTGAACTGCACAAGGAGCTGCGTTCCGACCGTCGCCGCCACGCCGGCAATGAGCCCGGCAGTGCCGCCCAACACAAAGCCGAACTGCGATATGTTGTTGCTGATCGCGCGGAGCTTGTATTCAAAGCCGCCGGTGGCAGAAAAGAAGTCATCTACCGCAAACGTGAGCTGCTGAAGTGCGAGCTGCCCCTTCATTGCGGCGTTGCGGAATCCGTCGATGTCTCCATTGAGGCGTCGATTTCTTGAGAGGATCGCCTCGATTTGCTTCTGATTGCCAAGCTGCGGACCCAGTGTCGACAACTCCTTGGCGAGCTGCGTGCTTTCCCTGCGAATGAGATCGAGTAGCTGCTGAACCCTCCTGGCCGACTGCTCGGTTGGCGGCCCGAGCTTTATTGCGGCAATTTCTTCAGCTATTCCGCGGACTCTCTTGCGGGACTGATCGAGCGACGCGGCAAAGCGAGTTCCGGTCTCTTCGTTGAGCCTGCCCGCCAGGTTGATGAGGAGCTGATAGTCGCTGATGTAGTCCTTGACTGCCCTCGGCTGTGTGTTCGTGGCCGTAGCGGAGTCAAAGTCGTTCAGCAGCCGTTGCTGTGCGTTGGCTTTCTTCGCGTCTTCCTCGAGACCGTTGAGCGCGACGCGGGCCTTGTTGATGTCTGCTTGGAGCGCATTGCCCTTCGCGGCAAAAAGTTTCTGCAGGCTGGTGTTCAGCCTGTCGGACCTCGACTGCAGGTCGCCGCCAAGGGCCGAAGACAGCCCTGCGATGTCGTCTCGGACAGAACCGGCCCTGCCGGCGAGGCCGCCGATGAAGTCCTGTTGCCGCATCGCGCGGATGTCTGACCTCGGAACTCCGGCCTGCCTCGCCTCTTCGATCGCCTGCCTTCTGCGATCGGCGTCTGTCCTGAGTGCGTCTACTCTCGAGCCAGCTCTTCTGTTGAAGTCGCCGAGGGTGTTGAGGGAGGCAGCCAGGCGGTTCAGAGAGTCTGCCTGTCCGGCCACTGCGTCCAGTGCGATCCTCAGCGCCGTCGCGTCGTCCGTGACCTTCGCCGCGGCGGCCGCGGTATTGAGCAAGCCGGAGACCAGGCCCTCAAACCTACCGGCCTTGTCTACTGCGCGAATGGCCGTGACGGCGGCGGCGGCCTTCGCCGTTGCGCTGTCCGGAGTGATCTCATCCGGCGACGGCCTGTTCCTCAAGGCCGCGAGATTCTCGAGCTGGTTTCTTGCTGACAGCGAGGCATTTCGGCGCCCCTGGCGCTCGAGCTCGCTGTCGAGTTGCGTTTGCGATTCTAGCTGCCGGCTCGCGGCGAGCGAGGCGACGGCGAGTGCCCTGGCTGGCGGCGGAGCCCCTCTGGCGGCGGCTTTGGCGATTACCTCCTCCGCCCTGGCGGCGCTGAGCTTCGCTCGTTCGATCTTCGCCGTCAGCGCCTCGATGCGCTCGGCAGCGACGGAAGAGTCGCGGATGATGCCTTGGAAGAACGGGTCTTCGCGGGCCGCCGCCGGGAGCTTCGCGGCCTCCTTGCGGAGCTCGATGAACTTGCGGAGCTCCGCAAGCGCCTTCGGCTGAACGAAATCCGCCCCCGCTGACTCGACCGATAGGCTGCCGGTGAGCCTGCTGAATTCCGAGACGACTGCCGTGCTGGCCTTGAGCCGCTCGAGCGCCCTGGTCAGCGATTCAATCCGCCCCTTCGACGCATCGAACGTCGTCGTGCCAGCCTGGATTTCTCGGTAGAGGTTCTGGAACCCCTTCTGGACTCGCTCGAGCGCCGGATAGAGGTAGGCCTGCGTGGAGCTCGCCAGTGACTCGATCTGATTTTTGACCTTCGTGAGAGGCTTCCCGAGATCCTCGTAAGCCTTGTAAAGATCCTCAAGAGGGCCAGTGTCGATCTTCTTCCCGAAAGCCTCTTGAAGAGTCCTCCGAAAGAGCTGAAGCCGTGTCAGCGTCTTGTCGAGCGCGTTTGTGTCGAGGTTGAGTCGATAGCCGTCGGCGCGACGCTTCAGGCCTTCGAGCTCCGACTTTACGTCCCCGATCTTTCGGGTGAAGTCGGTCGTGTTTGCCGTAACAACGGCAGAGATTTTGCCGAGGAGTGCCATATCACTGCTTCAGTTTTGCGAGTTCGGCGAACATTTCGTCGACAGTTTGTTCCTGCTTTCTGGCCGCCGGTATGAATGCAGACTCTTCAGGCACCCTCTTGTAGTTCCCGCTGGCGCACATGATGATTCGGCATATCCTTGCCGTTTCTGCCCAGCTATCAGGCAGCGGCCATCTCTGGTCGTATGCGTACCACTCTGAAAGCTCCTCGCTGTCCAGTTCGGACAGGAGTTGCTTGACAGTTTTCCCGAGCGACAGCGCTAGGCGGAAGTAGAACCTTCGCTCTGGTCTGTCGCGGAATCTTTTCCCAGTGCTTCGACGTCCTCCGCCCTGAAGGCATTGATGCCCCACGCCTTCTCGAAGAGCTTCGAGATGACAGTTGCCGACTTCTTGCCGAGCTCCTCCACTTCAGAGTCGCTGAAAAGCCGCTCCCCGTTTTCGTCGCAGAGCGTCAGGACGAGGAACCGGACCCTGAAGTTCTTCATCTTGTCGGAGCTGTATGCGTCCTCGAAGGCGTCCCTCTCGGTGCCAGAGAGCGTCTTGATGTAGACTTCTCCGCCCCACTCCGGAACCGGATGGCTCTCAACCTTTACGTCCTTCGCTGCAAGAATCTTCGCCTTGTTCAGGGCCATCGGCTCTAGTCTCCTAGCCTTAGTAATCGGTCAACCGAAAAGTAATCGAGCCCCTCACGAGATCGCCCACTCGGGCCTCCTCGCTCGCCGACTCGCAAACGACACGCTTCGATACATTGTGTCCAGGCGACGACAGCGTGAGGTCTCCGTAAGACCTTACGCCGAGCTGCGGATCTGCTCCACCGGGGGCCTTCAGATAGTCAACCCGCACCGCGCCGCCGCTCCAGGCGCCGGTCGGAACCTGAATGGAAACATGCGCTGGGTCGAACACGCCGGTCATGTCGACGATCTCCGCCTGCGGAGTCTCGACAGAGATGCCGACGATTTTGCCGACGAATGAAACCGCACCGCCAGCGGGCAGCGTTCCCGTGTATGTGAACGTAGCGCCCTGCGCGGTAACTGCCATTGCGAATTACGCCAGCCGGAACGTCGCCGAGCCTCGCACGAAGTCGCCGACCGAGCCGCCGATGCTCGCGCTGGAGCAGGTCGCCGTGCCGCTGATCGCGAAGGGGCCGGAGATGACCAAGTTTCCGGACGCGCCGGCGGAGAGGATCGACGTCGAGATGTAGTCGATCTGCACTTCGCGGTCGGTAGCGAACCCGTTGACGAACTGACGCTTGCCGTTCGGGGCGATGCCGAGATGCGTCGCGTCGAGGAGGTCTTGCGTGTCATTGACCTGAACGCTCGTCACCGTGAGGGTCGAGCCAGCGAAGGTGAACGTAAGTCCCTGTGCGGATACTGCCATGTCTGCGCCTCCCTGCGCTTTGTGTTACTGCGTAGCCTCTGACCAGCGGATTTGGTAGAGCTGACGAACCTCGTATGCCGGTGGTAGCTGGGCTCCGACTTCCGTGGGGTCGAGGTAATCGTCCACCTCGGAAGTCAGCCTCATATCATGTATTGTAACCCCGGCTAGTGTGCCAGTGGCGCCATCTAGAGCGAGCCGCACCTCGTCAGCCAGCTCCCTCGCCAGCGAGTGCGTCATCGCCCACGAGGCGACCTGCAGGCCGAGGCTCGGCATGAACAGAGGCCCGGCCAGGCTCGACTCCCGGTTGATGCTGGACCGCTTGTAGACGACGAACGGCATCGTCGCTCCGGCCGGGACTGCGATCGGATAGACCTGAAATCCGACGAGCCTGGCTACGCCGGGCGTCGATACGAGCTTCAGGTAAACGTGCTTTTCTGGTGCGAGGAGCATCGCTTCTCACTTCGTCAGGGAGCCAATGATGGCATTCACTATTCCGGCCCGAAGGATGGAGTTGACCTCTGATCGCTTCTCCGAGATCGTCGACTGCATGAGTCCGAGCGCCGGCATGGGGCCGTATGTCTCGCCGGGCTTGAGCGTCATAAAGAAATCGTGCGGATAGCCGCTGCCCTTCTTCGCCTGCCTAGTCGGCTCGTCAAACGAGGACATGATGAAGTAGTAGCCGCGGCTGCGCTTCTCGAACTTCTCGCTGTCCTCGAGCCGCGCCACGACCTTGAATCGCTTGTTGATGAGCTTGTGGACGTTGATGTACGTCTTCCGCTTGCCTCGCGTCTTCGGCTTCCGCCGGCCGTTGCTTCCGAACTCCACGAGCCAGCTATGGTTGCCCGATGGCTTGTCGCCAGTGGCCCCCATCGTGCCGGTGTGCTCTGGCCCTGCGATCGCGACGGCAACCCCGCTTTTGTAGACCTTGGTTTTGTTTTTGACGCTCTTCCAGAGGTTTCCGGTGACGTCGTGGGCCTTGGCTTTTTGCTGGTAAGTCTTGCGGATGGGCTCGGCCGCCTTCTTGACGACCGGCCGCATGAGCTCCCCGGCCTTGAGGATGCCTACGGCGTTCTCGAGCGTGTCGACGAGCGGCCCGAGGCCCTCCATCCTCACGCGAACAAAGGCGTCTGCTTTCGTCATCACTGCACCTCTCTTGCGAGAAGCTCCTGATACTCGAAGTGACCCTTGTCCAGAATGCTCGCGATCTCCATAGACCTGCCACGCCACACAATCCGCCACTCGTGGGTGAGTGCGTGGTAGTGCCGAATGCGGATCTTGTGCGTCGCGAGCACGTTCGCCTGCTGGGCCTGCATGAATTCCCTGGTGTTCAAGCCGTCGACGCTCGCCCACACCGTCGCCTGCGTGTCGAATCCGAGCGTCGCTTCGCCGGTCTGGCTGCGGCTCTCGGTCGGAGACTGCAGCGCGACACGCTCGTTCATCTTGCCGGCGGCGATCATGTGACCGTCCCTTCGCCGATGAGCATGATCTCGTACTCGCCGCCGATGGTGCCGGTGACTGTGACGCCCGAGGCGGCCATCCCGGCGGCGGACGGGTCGCACTGGAACGCGACTGCCCCGGCGGCCACGGTGATTCCGGACGCCGGGAACGGCGATCCGGCGAACGCCAGCGAGGAGGCCCCCTTGTTCCGCACATACGCCGCCTTCACGGCAGTCATTGAGACAGTGGCAGGCGAGCCGTCGCGGGTATCGGAGAGCGACGACAGGCTGAAGCTCTCCGAGGCGGCGGCGAGCGTTTTGGAGTCGCTCCAGGCGACCTGGGCCTGGTTCGCTGCCGTACCGTCAGCCACGGCGACAGCGTAGTTCGCCGGCGTGACTCGCATGGTCTTCGATAGGTCGCCAGCCGTGGTCTCGTGGGCGACGATTGAGAGAGCGATCTGGGCGTTGAGCGGCATTTGTCAGGTTCCCATCACATAGATTTCGTACTGCTGGCCGCTCGTCCCGCCGATCCGCAGCACCGAGCCGCCGACGGTCGTTGCGAAGCCGTCCGAATTCGGGCAGGAGAGCAAAAACGCCCCGCCCTGCCTGATCGGATAGCCGCGGAGGGTGAGGTTTCCGAGGTTGATCATCGGGCTGAAGTTCCAGGCCGTGACGTCCTGCCGGAACACGCTGAACTGGCTGCCGGTCCAGCCGGCCGCCAGGGCGATGGATGCCGACGAGGAAAGATTTTTGACACACAGCAGCTTCACGACGGACAGCCCGGCCGCGGCCAGGTCGATGTCTTCGTAGCCAATCGACGGGAAGCTCCTGCGGTCGCTGAAGACCTTCGTGCAGTCGCCGGCATCGAACGCGAACGAGATGCTGTTGTCGGACGCGCTGGACGCCAGCCCGCTTGTGCTGAAGTCCGTCGCCCTCACATCGGCATTCACCGTCGCGGTGAGTGTCATCGGTATCCGCCCCAGCCGCTTGCGGCCATGAGGGTCTCGAACGTCAGCGGGATCGGGAGGTTC